GGAATTGTATAAACGAAGCAAGACAACTTAAAGAAACATTGATTGAATTATTAGAAGAAAGAAGAGGAAACGACAATGAAGAGTGAAACAATGAAGAAAGTAACAGAAGGAATCGTAAGAGGTCATGTTTTAGATACAGCAGGATGCACAGACAAGGCAGCTGATGAACTAGAAAAAGTGTTGGAAACCATTTTGTTCGAAATTAGTGATTGCGTAAATCCGGTTCCAGAAATTGCAAGTGATCTTACAGTGGGCGTTCTCAGATTTATTGCAGACACTTTAGAAAAGAATCTGAATGATAAAGAAAAAGAAACTGCAGAACTTGTAAGAGACACTTTACGAGTGAAATATAAGACATTAGTAGTGAGAGCAAAAGCTTAAGAAGGAAGACAGACTATGCAAACAATCGAAATCAGCAAAGGAATCAAACGGATCCAGTTCAAGAGAGAAGTAGAAAGGGTATAAACAATGAAAGAAGATAGATTGCTGATCAGCCGTGAAGTATACGATGAATTAGCCATGTCTTATGAAAGGGTTGAAACTCTTGTCCGGTTGCATAAAGCTGGACAGGATCTTGATACAAACCTGATCTTTCAGATCTTAGGGATCGGGTATCTATTAAACAAAGAAAAATTAGGAGGACATAACAATGGAGATCACAGTAAACGTAATAGGGCTTGACAATCTGGCAAATGCCATCTTTGCACTGGCAAAGGCCGCAGGAAACTGCAAAGAGGAAACACAGGTAGATGCAACAAAGGTAGCACCCGTAGTGCAGCAGACAGTCGCACCAGCGGAAACAGCCGCACAAACAACTACAACTGTACCGAGCACACCACCAGTACAGAATGTACAGCCAGTACCAACAACACAGACCGCACAAACGGCACCTGCGACACCTACAGTTAGTCCAGTGCCAACAGCTACAGCAACCCCTACATATTCGATGGAGCAGTTGGCAGTCGCAGCGACAGGTCTGATCGATGCCGGAAAGATGCAGGATGTCCAGAATACACTGGCAGCTTTAGGTGCACAGACTCTGATGGATCTGCCACAGGAGAAATATGGGGAGTTTGCATCTGCGATCAAAGCGATCGGGGCGGTGATCTAAGATGGCCAAGAAAAGAAAACATGCTTTGTTATCAGCAAGCGGAGCGGTGCAGTGGATTCACTGTACGCCCTCCGCAAAGTTGTGTGATGAGCTTCCAGATACAGAGAGTTCTTATACCAAAGAAGGAACTCTGGCACATGAGATCTGTGAGTTAAAACTGACAGCAGATTCTTTAAAAACCGGAACTTATACCAGAAGAATGAACAAGATCAAAAAGAATGAGCTGTATCAGGAAGAGATGCAGGGGTTCACAGATCAGTATGTTGACTATGTTGAGACACTTAGCAACAGTCTTCCAGAAAAGCCATATATGGCAGTGGAAAAAAGAGTTGAGTTTGATGAGTACGTACCGGATGGATTCGGTACTGCAGACTGCATTCTGATCTGCGGTACGGTCATGCATGTCATCGATTTTAAATACGGAAAAGGTGTTCCAGTAAATGCAGGTGGGAACCCACAGATGGGATTATATGCACTAGGAGCATTAAAAGCTTACGGATTTTTGTATCCGATCGAGGACATTTTTTTTCATATCGTACAGCCAAGGCTCAATAACTTTTCCACATGGAAAACGAATAAAAGAGAGTTGACAACATGGGGCAATGTCGTAGTCAAACCGAAAGCTGAATTAGCTTACAAAGGAGAAGGAGAGTTTCGTTCCGGGGAACACTGCAGATTCTGCAAAGTCTTAAACTGCAGACAGAGAGCTTATGACAATCTGGAACTTCTGGAAACCTATGAAACAAAGCTTCCACCGGAGCTTTCAGACGAAGAGGTGGGAGAAGTCCTTGCAAAAGCAGAACAGTTGGTTGCCTGGCATAAAAAATTAAAGTCCTATGCACAGACAAAACTGATCGATGGCGGAGAGATCCCAGGATGGAAGATCGTTGAGGGCAGAAGCAATCGCATGATCACAGATTACGAGAAGATGGCGGATGTCCTAGAACAAAATGGATATCCAAAAGAAACTCTGTATGAAAGGGCGCAGCTTACCCTGACAGATCTTGAAAAGATGGTCGGAAAGAAAGACTTCCAGACGATCTGCGGGGAGTTCATCCAGAAACCAAATGGGAAGCCAACACTTGCACCGGAATCTGATAAACGTCCGGTCTATAACCCGAAAACAACAGCAGCAGAAGATTTTAAATAAAAGGAGTAAAAAACTATGAGTAATACAAAAGTAACAACAGGTGAAGTAAGATTTTCATTTCCACACGTATTTCAGCCACATGCGAACAATCCAGGACAGGAAGAAAAATATTCTGTAACGATCCTGATCCCTAAGACAGACACAGCAACGATCAATGCGATCCAGGCAGCAATGCAGGCTGCAGCACAGGAAGGTGTCTCTACAAAATTCAATGGTCAGATGCCGGCAATGCTGAAGAATCCGATGCATGATGGAGATGGGACAAGACCGAATGGAGAACCATTCGGAGAAGAATGTAAAGGGCATATGGTTATGACAGCATCCAGTAAACAGAGACCGGAAGTTGTCGATGCAAACTGTCAGGCAATCTTAAATCCTGCAGAAGTATATGCCGGATGCTATGGAAGAGTTTCATTAAACTTCTTCCCATATAACACAAACGGAAACAGAGGTGTTGGATGCGGACTGAACAATGTCCAGAAAACAAGAGAAGGTGATCCATTAACGGGAAGAACAACCGCAGCGGAAGATTTTGGACCAATGCCACAGGCAAATGTCCAGGCCGCAGCAGTTCCGCAGATGAACACACAGGCAGCAGTAACACAGCAGAGCGTAAATCCAGTCACTGGAATTAATCCGATCACGGGGGCTCCGATCAATGGTGGCGGAGTTATGGGATTATGATTCCGCGCAAGAACATCCTGCATATCGATATCGAGACTTATAGTAGTGTAGACATTGCAAAGTCCGGGCTGTACAAGTACGTACAGTCTCCGGACTTTCAGATTCTACTGTTTGCTTATGCTTACGATGATGGACCTGTTGAGATCATAGATCTTGCACAGGGGGAGAAACTTCCGGAAAAAGTGATCAATGATCTGAAAGCACCGGCAACGATCAAGATGGCTCATAACGCAAACTTTGAGATCAATGCATTAAGTCAGTTCTATGAGATCTGGCCGGATCAGTGGCAGTGTACGATGATCCATTCTCTTTACTGTGGGTATCCGGCATCCCTTGCAGGAGTTGGGAAAGCAATGGGATTTCCACAGGAGAAGCAAAAGATGGCAGTTGGAAAAGCACTGATCCGTTATTTTTGTGTACCATGCAAGCCTACAAAGAGAAACGGCGGACGCACAAGAAACTTTCCTGAACATGATATAGAGAAATGGAACCTGTTTAAAGAATACTGCAAACAGGATGTGGAAGTGGAACGCGCGATCGAAGATCACCTAAAGGATTATCCAGTTCCAACACAGGAATGGACCAACTGGCATTATGACCAGACTATTAATCAACAGGGGACTCAGGTGGACCTTGCACTGATCAATGGGGCATTGGAATTAAGTGATCAGGCAGCATTAAAGCTTGGAGATGATATCCGGCGTGTTTCTGGAATCGATAATCCGAACAGTGTTGCCCAGTTAAAACAGTGGCTATCTGATCAACTCGGAAAAGATATTGATAAGTTAGGGAAAGAAGCAGTGAACGAACTGTTAGAAGCTTCACAGGTAAAAGCAAACCCTGCAGTTTATTATGTTCTGAAGAAACGTAAAGAGATGGCCAAGAGTTCCGTGAAGAAATACACAGCTATGGAAAACGCGGTCTGCAAGGATGGAAGAGTCCGTGGATTATTACAGTTTTATGGTGCAAACAGAACGGGGAGATGGGCAGGACGTCTGGTACAGGTTCAGAACCTTCCGAGAAACTATATCCCGGAGTTGTCACTGGCAAGGAACCTGGTAAAACAGGAAAATGCAGCGATGCTGGAACTGACTTATGGCAGCTTGCCAGATACGATCTCACAGCTGATCCGGACGGCATTTGTTCCGAGAGAAGGATATGAGTTCGTAGTTGCAGACTTTTCAGCGATCGAAGCGAGAGTGATCAGCTGGTTAGCTGGAGAGGATTGGAGACTGGAAGTCTTCCGTACCCACGGCAAGATTTACGAGGCTTCGGCATCCAGTATGTTTAATGTACCGATCGAGAAGATCAAAAAAGGAAATCCGGAATATGCACTCAGGGCAAAAGGAAAGGTCGCAGAATTAGCCCTCGGGTACCAAGGTGGTACCGGAGCATTGATCCAGATGGGAGCATTAAGGATGGGACTTACGGAAGAAGAACTTCCGGATATCGTACACCGATGGAGGACAGCGAACAAACGGATTCAGGATTTCTGGTATACCGTAGAGAATTGTGCGATCGAGACGGTAACACTCGGAGCAACAAACCAGATCCAGCACAGGATCACGTTTATGAGAGATGCAGATTATTTTATGATCAAACTTCCTTCCGGACGATGCTTATTTTATCCAGACCCGCAAATCGGAGAGAATGCATGGGGAAATAAGAGTATCACATACATGGGCATCGATGGAACGAAAAAATGGCAGAGACTTGAAACGTACGGTGGAAAACTAGTCGAGAATATTGTACAGGCAGTGGCAAGAGATCTGCTGGCGAACGCGATCCGGAATATGTTATTCGGTGGTTATCTCATCAACTTTCATATCCACGATGAGATTATAGCAGAAGTGCCAAAAGGTTCTGATCTGGCACTGGAGAAAGCCATCGATCTGATGTGCAGGGCTCCGGAGTGGGCAGAAGGGCTGCCGTTAAACGCAGATGGATTTACAGGAGATTTCTATAAGAAAGAGTAGGAGGAACGGCATGTTTCAGAATGACTTAAAAATTAAAATATCAACGGGAAGCAGCCGAAGATCAAAGACCTGGATGAAACAGGAGATGTACTGGTCTGATTTTGTGGAGAAGCTTGAACATCCGATCAGGACAGAAGAAACTCTGGCAGAGTATATGGGTTATCGCAAAGCAAAGCAGGATGAGATCAAGGACGTCGGCGGTTTTGTCGGTGGCGAACTTTCCGGAGAACAGAGAAGAAATGAAAATGCCGGTTATCGCTATCTGATCACACTGGATGCCGACCATATAAAACCGGGTGGAACTGATGAGGTGATCGGCATCTTAGAAAACCTTGGTTGTTCTTATGTGGTCTACAGTACCAGGAAGCATGAAGAGGCAGCACCGCGACTTCGAATCATTCTGCCACTGGATCAGCCTGCTTCTCCGGATGAATATGAGCCGATCGCGAGACGTGCCGCGGAGTATATCGGAATGGGTATCTTTGACCCGACAACTTTCGAAACAGTCCGGCTGATGTACTGGCCAAGCTGCAGTAAGGATAGCCAGTATCGATTCTGCTATGCAGACAAGCCGTTTTTAAGTAAAGACGGAATGCTTGCGACATATGATAACTGGAGAGATATCACACAATGGCCGGAAGTGCCAGGAGCGGTAAAGCTCCGTGACCGCAGTATCAAAAAACAGGGAAATCCATTAGAAAAGAAAGGAATCGTCGGTGCATTCTGTAAGACCTATACAGTAGAGCAGGCAATGGATGCGTTCTTAGGTGGTATCTATGAGCCATGTGATATGCATCCGGGCCGCTATACCTATACAGAGGGTTCGACAGTTGGCGGAGCCGTGTTATATGAGGATGGATTATTCTTATACAGCCATCATGCCACAGATCCTGCAGGTGGAAGATTATGCAATGCATTTGATCTGGTCCGGATCCATAAGTTTTATGAACTTGATTATGGATCAAAGGAAGGAACGCCGATCACAAGGCTCCCATCCTTTTCTGCAATGTGTGAGTTTGCGATGGAACAGCCAAATGTTGCGAAAGTTATCACTGCAGAACGATATGAACGTGCACAGTCCGAATTTTCACAGGATATATCAAAGGAAGATCTTGACTGGATGGAAAAGTTAAGCTGCAGTTCACAGACAGGAATGCCGAATAAGACGATCGATAACGTGCTGATCATTCTGGAGAACGATCCAAACTTAAAGGATCGATTATATCATGATGAATTTGCGAACAGAGCAACTGTCTGCAGACCGATGCCGTGGGAATTTCATCCGGAGTTCCCTTATAAGGATCGTGCATGGACCGATGAGGATGATGCCGGATTAAGGCATTACATGGAAAAGACTTACGGGATCACAGGAGAAAAGAAGATATTAGACGGCATGGCAATCTATGCAAACCGACATAAAAGACATAAGATCCGCGAGTACCTTACAAGCCTTAACTGGGATGGGGTCAGACGATTAGATACGCTATTGATCGATTATTTCGGAGCAGAAGATTCTGAATATGTACGTGCGGCAACAAGAAAGACTTTGTGCGCTGCGGTTGCCAGAGCCATGCATCCAGGATGTAAGTTTGATTATATGCTGATCCTGTCGGGCGCGCAGGGCGTTGGAAAGAGTACGTTCTTTTCAATGTTGGGCAAAGACTGGTATTCCGATTCAATGAGTACCTTTGAAGGGAAAGACGCGGCGGAGATGGTGCAGGGCTACTGGATCATTGAAGCTGGAGAGTTAACTGGATTTAACAGATCAGAGATGAATGCAGTCAAACAGTTCTTAAGTAAGAAAGAGGATGTTTATCGTATGCCGTATGGACGAAGGACCGCAAATTTCCCACGAAACTGTATCATCGTAGGAACTACGAACGATAAAGAGTTCTTAAAGGATAGAACAGGAAATCGTAGATTCTGGCCAGTTGGACTCGGAAAACAGAAACCAAAGAAGAACATCTTTCAGGAACTGCCGGCAGAAGTTGATCAGGTATGGGCAGAAGCGGCTGCAAGATGGATGTTAGGAGAGCCGCTGTATATGTCTGGAGATGTCGCCAAAGTGGCACAGGAGAAGCAGGAGACTTACAGAGAAGCATCTCCAAAAGAAGGTGTGATCAGAGAGTTCCTAGAGAAGAAGATTCCAACAGATTGGAAGGAAAAGAGTCAGGCACAGAGAAGGTCATTTTTCAACAGTGAATTTCAGGTAAAAGATGAGAACAACTTAGTAAATAGAGAAAGGATTTGTGCGGCAGAGATATGGTGTGAGTGCTTCGGAGGAGATTTAAAGCAAATGAAACGACATGACATCATAGAGATTAACAGCATTCTTAATTGTATTAGTGGATGGGATCGAGTATCATCTGCGAGATTCGGTCCTTATGGCACACAAAGGGGCTACATCCGTGTAAACAAAGAAGCATAAGCATAAAAAATGTAAACATACAATATCTGGAAATGTAAACAAAGTAAACATACTGTAAACAAACGATTGTTTACAATGAAAACCGCGTAAATACTCGATTTGAATAGAATGTAAACATTGTAAACATTAAATTCTTTAAAAATAAAATATAAAGGGTAATAGTATAACGTACCCCATGTGCACACATACACGCGTATATATATAGGGGATTTCGATTACATGTTTACGGCAAAGGAGAATGATATGAGAGAAAGCAGTATAGAATCCAAGTTCAGGGATAAAGTAAAAGAGGTCGGTGGTATGGCGTATAAGTTTGTATCCCCGGGCAATGCTGGAGTACCAGACAGGGTTGTAATCCTTCAAGGCGGAAAATCTGGATTCGTAGAATTGAAACGTCCGGGAGAGAAAACGACACCGCTTCAGAAAGTTCAGATCCGTAAGATCTTGGCGACAGGATGTTATGCAACTGTTCTTGATAATAAAAAAGACATTGACCGAGTGATCTGGGAAATCGAAGCATGGAATCCCGGCAAGGCCCTGGACAAGATCACAGAGTTAGAACAGAGAGGCATGATATGAAATTCGTACCACACAATTATCAGCGATACTGCATTAACCGCATGATCACAGACCCAGTCTTAGGGTTGTTCCTGGACATGGGCCTTGGAAAGACAGTGATCACACTGACAGCAGTCAATGATCTGAGATTCAACCGGTTTGCAGTCCGGAAAGTTCTTGTTATCGCTCCGAAGAAGGTTGCAGAAGATACGTGGACAAGAGAATCGCAGAAATGGGATCACCTAAAAATGCTTCGGGTGATCCCAGTCCTTGGAAGCATCAAACAGCGGATCAGAGCGATCAACACACCGGGCGATGTCTGGGTATTATCAAGAGACAATGTCTCGTGGTTGGTTGATTATTACAAAAATGACTGGCCGTTTGACATGGTGATCATTGATGAGTTGTCGAGCTTTAAGTCCAACAAAGCAAAACGATTCCGAAAATTAAAAAGCGTTAGGAGTCACATCCATCGGATCGTTGGACTTACAGGGACACCAACCCCGAACGGGTTGGAAGACCTGTGGGCACAGATCTATCTTCTGGATGAAGGAGAACGGCTAGGAAAGACTCTAACCGGATATCGTGATAATTACTTCACACCGGGAGCAAGAAACGGAAATGTGATCTATGAGTACAACCCAAGGACATGGGCAGACGAAGAGATCAATGAACGGATCAAAGACATCTGTATCTCCATGAAAGCAGAGGATTATCTGGAATTACCAGAACGGATCGATAATGTCCGTCATATCAAACTTCCGGATAAAGCAAAGAAGCAGTATGAAGAACTGGAGAAGACGATGATCGCGGATATCGATGGAGAGACTATTGACGTTACAAGTGCAGCGGCTTTAAGTAATAAACTTTTGCAACTTTGCAACGGAGCTGTCTATGATGCAGACGGTATATACCATGAGGTGCATGATGAGAAGATCGAAGCCTTAAAAGAGATCATCGATGCAAATGCCGGAAAAGGGATTTTGGTATTTTATAACTTTAAGCACGATAAGGCACGGATCCAGAAGGCTTTAAAAAAGAGCAAGCTTCGGATCGGGGAGTTAAAGAATCCGGACAGCATCACGGCCTGGAACAACGGGCAGATGGATATCCTACTTGCACATCCGGCAAGTGCAGCATACGGATTAAACCTTCAGGCAGGTGGACACATCATTGTCTGGTTTGGGCTTAACTGGTCATTGGAGTTATATCAACAGGCAAATGCCAGACTGTACCGACAGGGACAAAAAGAGAATGTTGTGATCCATCATCTAGTCACTGCCGGCGGATATGATGAGAACGTCATGGATGCACTGGAAGCAAAAGAAGTTACACAGGATTCGTTCCTGGATGCCTTAAAGGCAAGGATCAAGAGCGTGAAAGGAGAGAACGATGGGAAAGATTGATGCAAAGATGGAAGGCAGGACTGAAGGATTGGAACTTGCTTTACGTATTGTGAGAGAAGGCGGAGCAGAAGCCTTAGAGAGAGAAATGAAACACCGGAGAGTTACAGGGATCAAGGTTCCTGTCGATCATAGAGAAATGGATAAAGCGGCACAGAAGATCAAAGAGCAGATCCTGGATACCGTTCTTGCTATGAGCATCATGGTGCTAAGAGATGAGTTCGGTTTTGGCAAGAAACGGCTGGATCAGTTCAAAGCAAGATTTAACTTGAAAACAGAATGTATGAATGATGGATTAGTTACATGGGCAGACATTCTGGAGGCAATCAGAGATGAGACTGGCATTGAGCTTACGATCAGAGAAAATCGTTAAGGAAAGTTAAGGAGTGAATTAATTATGGCAAAGATTAGACAGAAGCTTGCGAAGGTCTATATTCATTCGCAGGATAATGGCAATGACTTTGGAATCATCGATCATCTGGCTGAGGTCGGATACGATGTTGATTTCGAAGTTGTAGATAATGGAGTTGGCAATAAAGTGATCTCTTGTGAGATCTATGACGCAGGGGGGGGAAGAAAGACAATGATCAGAAATAACAGGACAGCAATGAATGCATACAAGAAAACTCGAGAGAAACACGGCGGGGAGCGTCCCTGCTGTGTAGTTTGCGGCGAAGCGATGGATCCGGAGGACGATGAGACAGAGTGGTCCAGAACAAAGAGAAGGACAGATTGTTTTGTACATAGACATTGCGTGAAACACTGGGGAGACGTTTAGGATGCTGATGCAACACAGGTGACAGGAGGCAAGACATGGATAAGAAAAAGCTAAGGCAGTATCGATCTCTGAAGAGGGAGCAGAAGATGCTGGAAGAGAAAATGGAGAAACTGAATGAGAGAGCAGAGAGGATTCCGGCAGTCATTGGGAAAGTAAAAGGATCTATGGATACGTTCCCCTATATCGAAACGCACATGAGAATTATAATGGACGAGCCCAAGCAGGCAGATATGATTGATCGACAAATGAGGATTAATGAGCGGAGACGAGAACAGGTGGAAGAACTTCTGACAGAGATTGAAGAGTTTATCAGCTTGATTCCTGATAGTAATGCAAGACAGATCTTTGAACTCATTTATCTAAATGGCAAGACGCAGCAGGAAGTTGGAGACCAATTGGGATATACGAAAGGCAGAATATCTCAAATAGTTAGTGAAAATCTAAAAGATTAAACAAATTAAACAAAAAAGTGTGTTATAGTTATACTTGAGGAAATTGGATAGAGTCCAATCAATCGCCCGTACAAATTTTTTTTGAGCATCGTATCTCTAAGATGCTCTTTTGTTCTATAACTACTAGAATATGCGGAAACTTTGTGATATAATAAATAAAAAAAGAAATAGGGGGCGATTTTATTATGAATTTGACAGAAAAAGAAAGATTGTTTTTATACAATCAATACGAGGTATTGAGAATACTAAATAGTGATGACGAACACGAGAGTAAAAGGTATGAGAACTTTCAAAAAATTGTAGTGCGCGGATATGAGGACTTGTATGATTGGTTAACAGACGGATTTAATAAAACTGTTCCTTCAGAAGTGACACAGTTTGTTTTTGATGTTCTTAATCTTTACCGAGCATTGATGGTTTCATATCACGAGTTGTCAGATGAAGAAAAGGCTCAAATTGATGAAAATGACATCAAGTATGAAGGGTTCGATGGATCCAATGAAATTCAGTATTATTGTTTTGCGGATTTTTTAATGCGTGATGAAGGTTTGTATGGAGAAATTTTTGACGACGGTCGTGCAGAACTCGATTCGCATGCGAAAAGAGTCGATCAATACAAAAAAATGCTTGATGCATGGAGAAATACGGGTAAAGAGAAGCATGATAATTTAACTGCTGAAGAAATTAGAGGTATCATCGAATCGTATAAAATTAGGTAATCATGAAACTTAATATCAAATTATAAAAATGAACTCGGGTAATCTTCGGACCCCGGGTCTTTTTATGCCTAAATTTAGAAAGGAAAGAGATATGAATTTTAAAGATGCATTTGAATTAATGAAAAAAGGTCATAAGGTAAAACTTCCATCCTGGGGTGGATATTGGTATTGGGATGAAGAAAAAGAAACTATCATGATGCAGTGCAGACCGAAAGACACTGACAAAGGACAGGGAGATCTACTTGATATTAGAGAGACACAGAGAGTTGAGTATACACTGTCTAACATCTTATCCAATGAATGGATTGTGGCAAATCCAGAGAACTGTCCTGTACTTGGTGGAGTAGCTACATTTAGCTTTGGAGATGCTATCAAGTACATGAAACGTGGATTAAGAGTTACAAGAAAAGGATGGAATGGAAAAGGAATGTATCTATTCAAATCTCCAAAAGTAGGCTGCCAGATGTACAAGCAGTACACAGGAAAAGACATCAATGATTTGCAAGAATTTATTGTTATGAAGGCAGCAGATGATACTTTGGTTCCATGGTTAGCATCGCAGACAGATGTATTGGCAGAAGATTGGATGTTTGTAGAATAAAAGCCGGAACAATCCGGCGCAAGGACCACTAGCTCAGCAGGGAGAGCGGTCGGCTTTTAACCGATGATCAGTCCGGGGTTCGAGTCCCTGGTGGTCCATTTAGTTCAAAACAGGAGGAAACATACATGAAAAAGAAATTTTTAGGAGTGTTGTTAGGCCTGACAATTATGGGAGCAACTCTAACAGCATGTACAGAAGCGGATAAAGTATCCAACAACGTATCACAAGAAGCAGACAATTTCAATGTATTGCGCAGATTTGCAGTGATCAATACCAGAACCGATAAGGTAGAATTTGAACTAGTTGGAGCATTTTCATTAGAAACAGACAGCAGTAAGAAAGTAAAACTTATTGTAGAGACAGAAGATGGAACATATAAGAAACATATCATTGGCATGAATCAAGACAGCATGTATGTGATCGAAGATCTTGGAGGGGCAAAGGTTAATAAGTACAAGTATGAAGTGAATTATATTCCAGAATCTATTGTGCCGTTTACTGTAAAGAGTAGTAAATAGAAATATCAAGATCAACGAAAGGAGTGAGCCTGATGGCATTAACAGAAAAAAGAAAACTATTTGCCGATGAATACCTGATAGATCTGAATGCATCTCGGGCTTACAGAGTTGCATATCCGAGAGTAAAAGACGGAGATACAGCAGCAGCTGCTGCAAGTAGATTACTAAAAATTAAAGATGTGTCTGAGTATATCAGTGTTCGAATGCAGGAGCGGAGCGAAAGAACAGAAATCACACAAGATCGAGTGCTTAATGAATTAGCATCGATCGCCTTTGCAAAAGCTACAGATTACGCCGAGGTCCAAGATGGACAAGTGATTATAAAAAATACCGCAGATTTATCTGATACGATGGTAAGAGCAATCGCAGGAATCAAAGAAGGGCGCAACGGTGTTGAAATTAAGCTGAATGATAAAGGAAAAGCATTAGAACTGTTAGGAAGACATCTCGGAATGTTCAAAGATAAAGTAGAAGTATCTGGACTGGAAGAAGAAAAATCCAAACTCGATGATCTGATCAATCAGATGCGAGGTGGGTAAATGAGCGATGAACGTCTGCTGCTGTCAGAAAAGTACAAAGCATTTATCAGATGTGATGCACCAGTAGAGTTCCTGGAAGGCACAACGGCAGCAGGTAAAACGACAGTAGGTCTTTTCAAGTTCATGCTGAAAGTTGCAGAATCAAAAAAGAAACTACACATCCTTGCAGCAAAAGATACAGGAACAGCAGAGAAAAACATCATCAACAAAGATCTAGGAATCATCGATGATTTTGGTCAATTGGTTGAATATCATGGAAATGGTACGAAAGACGATAAAATACCACATCTGCTGTATCACACAAGCCAGGGAGATAAGGTTATTTATGTACTTGGATATGGAGATAAACAGAAGTGGCAGAAAGCCTTAGGTGGTCAGTATGGTTGTTTGTATATAGACGAGATCAATACGGCAGATATTGACTTTGTTAGAGAGTCTGCAATGCGCTGTGATTATTTAATGGCAACACTAAACCCAGATGATCCTGCATTGCCAATTTACAAAGAGTATATTAACTGTTCACGTCCACTCCCAGAGTGGCAAAGTGAGACACCGAGAGAAATAAAAGATGAGTTAAAAGAAGAACCAAAACCTAACTGGGTGCATTGGTTCTTTTCTTTTGTTCATAATTTGGGATTACCAAAAGAAAAATTAGACAAGATCATTGCCAACACTCCGAAAGGAACGAAGATCTGGAAGAACAAGATCGAGGGCCTTAGAGGGAAAGCAACAGGTCTTGTCTTTTCAAATTTTGATCGGAAACGTCATGTTAAAACAAAAGCCTGGTTAAAACAACAGCTAAAAGATGGAAAGATCAAGATAAAAACCATCACTGCAGGTCTGGATACTTCTTACTCTTCTGAATCGGAAGATACGATCGCTATGATTTACCAGATCATCACAGAAGATCGCAGAGTGATCACAGTAGATGAGAAGATTTACAGCAATGCAGATCTGACAATCCCACTGGCACCATCAGATACGGTGCGAAACTTTGTAGACTTCCTGGAAACAAACCGTAAAGAATGGGGATTCGCAAGAGATGTATTCATAGATTCTGCCGATCAGGCAACGATCACAGAGTTAAATAAACATAAACGCTTGCATGGCAGTGCTTATAATTTCATCCCTGCTTACAAGAAGACAACGATTATAGACAGAATCATGCTACAGATCAGTTGGTTGCAGCAGGATGCGTATTTGGTATTAGATCATTGTGTTAATCACATATCAGAGCTAGAGCGATACAGCTGGAAAGAAGATAAGAATAACGAGCCTGAGGACCGAAACGACCACACGATCAATGCCAGTCAGTACTCATGGCTGCCATACAAGATGCAAATAGGAGATAAAGATGAAATGGGTGGATAATATTATGGAAAAAGTAAAAGGAGGGATTCGCAGTTGGTTAAATGTACAGCCGGCGAATCCCTCAAGAATCAACATAACTGAAACATTGGACTACGAAGCAAATGCAATTAAAAACCGTATCTGGTACAGAGGGGACAGCAACGAACTGGAACAGCTGTACCGACAGCTTGTTATCAATACAAGCCGGCAGAGTTTCTGGGCGGCGAAGTGCAGTCCAGGGATGGAGATCAATAAGATTCATACAGGACTTCCATCGCTGATCGTGGACATGCTCACAAGTGTGACTCTTGCCAGTCTAAACGATTTTGATTTTAAAAAGAAGCAGGATCAGGATATTTGGGATGAGATCGCGAAAGAGAACAAGATCAAGAAGCGACTGGAGAAAGCAACGAAAGAAACTCTGTACATCGGAGATGGAGCTTTTAAGGTCACATTTGATACAAGTCTTTCACAGTATCCGATCATTGAGTACTATCCTGGAGAACGACTTGAGGTCAAAAATAATCGTGGCAGGATCACAGAGATTGAGTTCAAAACGGTTTATGACTATAAAAGAACAGAATATATCCTGCATGAGTATTACGGCTATGGGTATATCAAATATAAACTGACCTGCGATGATAAGGAAGTACCGCTTGATGCACTGGATGAAACAAGAAACTTGCAGAACTTGGCATTCTCAACATACCAGGAAGGTAAAGATGGAGAAGTTAAGCAACGTGGCGAATATATGCTCGCTGTACCGCTTATGTTCTTTGAATCTGGAAAATGGGATAGTAGAGGGCAGAGTATCTTTGATCGTAAGATTGATGCGTTCGATGCCTTTGATGAAGCATTCAGCCAATGGATGGACGCAGTGCGATCCGGACGAAGTAAAGAGTATATTCCAGAATGTTTCATTCCAAGAAATCCAGAAACAGGAGCGACATTACCAGTGAATCCATTTGATAATCGATACATCAAAACAGATTCCAACATGTACGAAGGTGCAAAGAGTGAGATTGTATTGCAGCAACCAGAGATTCCACATGAAAGCTATCTATCAGCATACATAACAGCACTGGATTTATGTTTGCAAGGTCTGATCAGTCCGTCAACGTTAGGGATTGACGTAAAGAAACTGGATAACGCAGATGCACAGAGAGAAAAAGAGAAAGCTACACTTTATAGCAGAAATGCGATCGTAGGCGCATTGCAGGAAGACTTGCAAAGCCTGATCAAGGTAAGTATCAAAGCATACCGTGAACTAAATGGACAGAACAGCAATGATGATGTCGAGGTAGATGTAACGTTTGGAGAATATGCCAATCCAAGTTTTGAATCTCAGGTTGAAACTGTTGGAAAAGGAAGATCACAGGGAGTCATGAGTGTTGAAGCATGTGTGGATGAGTTGTATGGAGATTCCAGAGATGATGAATGGAAGAAACAAGAGGTTGCAAGACTGAAAGCAGAACAAGGAATCATGGAAGTAGAAGATCCGGCGGTCAATACGGCAGCAGGAGATTTTCAGATAGGAGAATCAAATGGTAGTAACAATAATGAACCACTCATACAGAATGAGCCGACAGGAGACGAAAAAGTTCCTAAGACAGATGAGTGATCACGTTCCGTTTGGTATTTATGCGATTGAAAAAAACGGAATCATCGAGATGAGAAAGGACAGGTGCAGCAGCATGTCAAAGCTCAAGGAGATGAAACGAGAATTTAAGAAACGTGGGTATAAAGTGTATTACAACACAGGTGAAAGATGAATGATTACGATATTCAAGAAGCGTTTAAGCGGATAGAAGATGAACTGATCGCATCGATGATGCGTAATATGCAGCGACACCGAGCAGAAGAAACAAAAGAAGGTATCGAATGGGGGATGTGGCAGGCAGAACAGTTAAGAGCTTTAGAAGAGTACCGCAAGAGAAATGCTAAAAAATATAATGGCCAATTTGAAGAAATCAATTCAAGCATTCCTGCGATTATTAGCGAATCTCGAAAACGTGGGTACCTTGACCAGGAAGCACATATCCTCGAAACGATCGGGCAGACATCTGGCGGTTCAGGAGATATCGATGGAGCATTCTTCAAGATTAATGATCGTAAGATGAATGCACTGATCGATGCGACAGTCTCAGATATGGATAGTGCAGAGACAGCGATGCTAAGACGTGCAAATGATCAGTATCGAAAGACGATATTCAATGCGCAGGTATATGCAAACAGTGGTGTTGGTACCTATGAGAAAGCTGTAGACATGGCAACAAAGGATTTTCTTGCTGCAGGTATCCAATGCATCCAGTACAAGAATGGATCAATGCATAGGATTGAGGAATACGCAGGTATGGCAATCCGAACAGCAAGTAAGAGAGCTTATCTTACTGGAGAGGGTGAAAAACGCAAGGAATGGGGTTGCCATCTTGTAATTATGAACAAGCGAGGAAATCCGTGTCCAAAGTGCCTGCCATTTGTTGGAAAGATTTTAATTGATGATGTGTGGAGTGGTGGCAGCAGTAAGGATGGAAGCTATCCACTGATGAGTTCTGCAATGGCAGCAGGACTTTATCATCCAAACTGTAAAGACGGCCATACAACATACTTTCCTGGAATCAGTACACCGCCAGATGATAAGTTTTCAAAGAAAGAGATCAAACAGGTTGAGGAGGATTATAAAGATGATCAGAAACAACAATATGCCAAAAGACAGGAAGAGAAGTTTGGAAGACTGGCTAATTATTCTTTGGATCCAATGAATAAAAAAGTATATGCTTCAAGGCAAGAACAATGGAAACATGTACGAATGCGGACAGGGAACAAAAGCAGTCAGGAATATGCTGAATCAAAGAGACCACTTGCTAATTTTATGGCACTTCCACAAAATAGAGTTGTCGATGTTTTGAGAAAGGAATCTGCGAGTTGGATTGAAAGCCTGTCAGGAAAAGAAAAACACGCAATCGAAAAATATACATATAATTCTGGTGACAGAAAACCCGATCGATTTTTTGAACGATTGAATGGAATGCTTAGAGGTGACAGACCAGAAGATACAGCTCTTGCAGAATATGCGAGAACATTGTCTGTAGCTATACAAAAGAATGAATTAAGGCACGATGTAATTTGTTATCGAAATGTGGATTTAGATTTATATTCAGATTTAACAGATGGTGATATATTTAAAGAAAAACAGTTTATCAGTACTTCAGTAGTAAAGAAAGCAGCGCTAGATAAGAAATATAAGGTTACAATTTATGCACCGAAAGGCAGTAAATGCGCATATATAGAAAAACTTAGTAAATATCCAAAACAAAGAGAGCTATTACTTGACAAAGATAGTTTATTCAAGGTAATATCAAAGAAAGAAAACGAAATAGAATTGCAGGTGATTATATGAAAATGACAAAGGAACAAAAAGAATCTTATCAGGCATATAAAGATAGAATTTCAGAGCCGACAAAACCAATCAAATTAACACAGGAAGAGATTGAACAATTAAAAAAAGAAGGACGTATTTAGTACCACTGATCAGAAATGGTTAGTGGTATTTTTATACCCATTTTTAAGGAAAGGAGGACCAACAATGAAAGTAAGAGTAACTTACAATTATCACGACAGAGAACTTGGTTTTGAAAAACATGTTGGGGATGAGTTCGACGTTACAGATGAAAGAGGTCAGGTACTGATCGCAGCAGGTGTAGCGGAAGAAATCGTTGAACCAGTAGAAGAACCAGAAGCTCAGGAATCAACTGAGGAAGAAGAAAAACCAAAAAGAAGTACCAAGGCAAGAAAGTAAGAGGTGATCCATAAATCTCGGTAGCAGACGTTCCGTTAAGACGTCTTATTTTTATGCTCCAAACACGATAAGAGGGTAAAAGATGCGTGGGCGGTGACACCGAAGACAATGGATAATTGGGAGACACCCACAAAATGGAAAGGAGCAACAATGAAAAAGAAATTAAACATGAATCTACAGTTTTTTGCGGAACCAGGATCAGAACCAACAGGGGGACAGGGAGAACCTGCACCACAGCCAGGAGCAAATCAGACTCCGCCGGCAACTGATCCGCCACAGATTGACTACAATAAGATTCAGCAGATGTTAGATGGAACATTAGCAGCAAAAGAAAACACTGCATTAAAAGCCTATTTTAAACAGCAGGGCTTAAGCCAGGAAGAAGCTGAACAGGCAATGCAGGCATTTAAGCAGCAGAAAGCTGCAAACGAACCGAACATCGAAGCAATCCAGAACGAGGCACAGAACGCGCAGCAGATGGCACAGAAAGCTATGATCGAGCGTGATGCTTATAAGTTATCTGGAGAACTTGGGATCGACTTAAAAACAATGCCTTACGTGTTAAAGCTGGCAGACGTGTCACAGGTCGTACAGGATGGAAAGATTGATTCCGAAAAATTAAAAGAAGCATTAAACAAAGTATTGGAAGATGTGCCACAGTTAAAACCACAGGAACAGCAGCAGACAGGATTCCGTCAGATCGGAGTTGGTCAGCAGCATGGCGGAGAGACTGGTGGCAATACACCACAGCAGAAATCGGTACCAACAAAACGATGGAACCGATTTAATTAGGAGGTAAGAAAGAATGGCATTAAATTATGCACAGGTATGGGAGCCAGAACTTCTGGAGATTTTAATGCAGGGAACATTAACTTCTCCATTCGTAACATCAAATGTAACGTGGTTGGATGCGAAAACATTCCACTTCACACAGATGTCTGTATCTGGATTCAAAAACCATAGTCGAAATGGCGGATGGAATAAAGGAACTTATGCACAGACAGATACTGCGTTTACAGTGGAACACGACAGAGATGTATCATTCCTTGTTGATAAAGCAGATGTCGATGAGACAAACGCAACAGCATCTATCCAGAATATTTCTAAAGTCTTTGAACAGACTCAGGTAGTTCCAGAAACAGATGCGTTATTCTTCTCTAAAGTAGCACAGGCTGCGCAGAAAGTGACTGGATATCACAGCTCAACAGCTTCCAGTGATTATACAAAAGCAAATGTATTCAGCAAGTTAAAAGGATTCCTTGCAGCAGGAAAACTTCGCAGATACAAAGCGAATGGATCACTGATCATGTATGCATCATCTGCGATCATGGATCTGTTAGAACTGTCTACAGAATTTACTCGTAAGATTGAGATGACTCAGATCGCAGAAGGCGGTATGGGAATCGAAACACGAGTCACAGATATTGATGGCGTAACACTTATGGAAGTTATTGATGATGAACGCTTCTATGATAAGTTTAACTGGGAAGTTGAAGAAGGCGGATTTGCACCAGTAAAGAAAGACACAGGTAAATCCGTAACAGGATCACATAAGATCAATGTGCTGATCGCATGCGGACAGACATGTAAGACAGTTCCTAAGATCTCATCCATTTATTACTTTGATCCAGGAACACACACAGAAGGTGATGGTTATCTGTATCAGAACAGAACTTTATCTGACGTATTTGTATTCCCGAACGGAAAAGATGGCAAGGTTGATTCTGTTTACGTTGACGTAGACACTACGGAATATACAGAAGTGTAGGAGGTGGTGCATATGGCACTCGCCTCTTATGCAGATCAGGAGTATTATGAAAAAGTCAGCGGTGTGATCACAACGGATGATCTTGAAAAGAGACTGCATATCGCAAGCCGACACATTGACACGCTTACATTTAACCGTATTGTAGCGAGAGGATTTGAGAATCTGACAGAATTTCAAAAAGATGTGATTCGTCTGGTTGTCTGCAAACAGGCAGATTTTGAAGCAGAAAATGAATCTCTGATCAACAGTGTCTTAAGTTCTTATTCGATCAATGGCGTATCCATGGGGATCAATGCTGGCGGATGGAATGTAACAGTTCAGGATGGCGTGATCATGAAAGCTGATAATTACGCAATGTTAGAGCGGACAGGATTGTGCTGCAGGAGATTGGGGGCGATCTGATGAAATGGCCAGAGTTAATTCCAAAATCAATGTGTCAGACGGATATCCACATTCGAATTGACAGCGAAGAGATTGGAGAGGAAGGGCAGCCGATTACTCTGATCGATGCAGATTTCAAATGCAATTATCAGGACAAAGCGAAAAGAGTTATGACAAATGAGCAGAAGATCGTACAGGTTACGGGATCTGCTCTTTTTTGTGGAGATATCGCTCCAGATGTACCAGTGATCAGTTGCGGTGTCGCAACAGTCTTTGGAGTTGAAAGAACGATCATAAGTGGAGAAAAGGCAAGAAATCCCGATGGGACAGTCAATTATACCAGATTGGAGTTGACGTGATGATCCGTTGTAATTCAATTATAAAGATTAATACACAGAGACTTCGAGAGCTTTCACAAGCACAAGTTACAGCACTGGAAAAGACGGCAGAGGCTTTGCATACTGAGGTGGTACAAGCACAGGTTATGCCGTTTGATACAGGAAACCTGCAAAATGATAATACGTTTGTGGATTACACCTACAGCAAAGCAGGACGCGCAAGGATCGTGTCTACAACACCATATGCCAGAAGGTTATATTTCCACCCAGAATATCATTTTCAGACATACGAGAATCCATTTGCAGGCGGCGAATGGTTTAATCCATGGCTTCCTGGTGGTCTGTATCAGGACTTTGCACAAAGAACATTCAAGAAACTGTACCGAAGGGAGAGTGGCGTATGATTTTGTTAGCAGATGTGAAAGACTGGCTGAAAACAGTATTTGAAGCTGATCATTATTACGCAGGAAAGTTAGACAACAAAAAAGACAAATCAATAGGAGTATATCAACGAAGTTCCTATGCTCCAAAACGCTACGCAGTAGGTGGATATAAGAAATATGATACGAAAAGTATATCTATCTTAGTCCACTGGAACAACAATTCAAAAGAAACAGAACAGGCAGCAGCCGAACTGTTTGAAATATTAGAAACACAGAAACAATTCATGATCAAAGATACAAAAGTAGATTTCTTGTCTATGCAAGTTCCCGAACCTGTAGACACAGGAACAGATGATAAGGGAATTTATGAACGTGTCATTTGGTTTGATATTTATTACGAAAGGAAGGTAAAAGAATGAGCGAAACTAACGCAAGCGGAGTATATCCTTGTTATGAGAACCAGTTTCAGATCGACACTGCAGCATCAGGGGCAACCGCTGCAATGAAAGATATTGCGGACTGTGAAACATTCGAAGTATCCTTTGATAACGGTGTAGAAGAATGGACGCCGTTTGATACAGAAGGATGGACACGCAGATTAATGACTGCAAAATCCGTTACGATCTCAGTTACAGCAAAACGAAACGTAGGAGATGCCGGAAATGATGCGGTTGCGGGATTGGCATGGAAAAATGGAAGGAATGTAGAGAAAGATTTTCAGTGGACGTTCCCGGATAAAACAGTTGTCAAGTTTGCAAGTGCAGTTATCAATGTGACAAATGTAGGAGCAGGAGATTCTACAGCAGTTGCACCTCTGGAATTTGAAGTACAGAGCAACGGTAAACCAACAGTAACACCAGGAGTTTAGGAGAGGGAAACCTCTCCTTTTTTGAAAGGGAGATAAAATGGGAAAAGTAGTAGATATTACAGATAAGCTGAAATTTGAAGAGAATCCGGCATTAGTGATCAACGGAAAGAAATATGAAGTGAATGCAGATGCGACAACTATGATCGAAGTCATGGGAGAGTTAGGAGATGCAGAAGACGATGTGACTCCAGGGACGATCTCAAAACTTTGCAAGCTGATCTTTACAGATAAAGCACAGAAAGACTTAGCAAAGCTTCATTTGAAATTTGATGATTATACCGTAGTTGTTCAGGAAGCAATTTCATTAATTTCTGGAACCGATGGTGAAGAAGAATCGGGGGAGTAGTTGATCCTGGATATGATCTGTTTGAAGATTGGGACCTGATCGTATCTTCATTTGCGGAGCAGTATGGAATCAGAATCTATTCCAAAGAATTTAAGGAAATGCAATGGCACGAGTTCAAAGCGCTGCTTTGTGGAATAGGACCAGATACATCCTTAGGACGGATCGTATCCATCCGATTAGAAGATGACAATGAAGTGATCAAAGAGTTTACTTCGGAACAAAAAGAGATCAGAAACAAGTGGAGAAGAAAAGCCGCTAAGACAAAGACAGAAAAAGAAACAAATGATTTCTTAGAAACGATGAAGCAGGCATTTATTGATATGGCAGGAGGTATAACAAATTGAAAAGATAAAATGTAAAGAATGCGGACAGACATTGATGGTCGCAGAATATGTAAAAGGGGAAATTAAATGTCCCCGATGCAAACAGGTAAATATAGTATGGATCCGCAAAGGGAAGAGCATAGGTAAGCACCATTTGTAGTAGCTAAGCCAGCCTACTTTGTGAAAAAGCAAGGTAGGTGATAAGTATGGCAGCAGATAGTGCAGGACAGATTGGCTTAGATCTGGTGATCAATCAGCAACAATTTAATAAACAGTTAGGTGGAATACAGAACCTCGCAAAGAAAACAGGAAAGATGCTTGCCGGTGCTTTTGCTGTAAAAGGATTAACAAGTTTTGCGAAAGACTGTATTGAGCTAGGATCAAATCTGACAGAGGTACAGAACGTTGTCGATGTAGTATTTCCAACAATGAACAAAAAAGTAAACGAATTTGCACAAAATGCAGCAAGTACATTTGGACTTTCTGAAACGATGGCAAAGAAGTTTACCGGAACATTCGGAGCAATGGCAAATGCTTTTGGATTTTCTGAAAAAGAATCGTACAAGATGAGCACGGCTCTTACTGGACTTGCTGGAGATGTTGCTTCTTTCTATAACATTTCGCAGGATGAAGCTTTCACGAAACTGAAATCTGTGTTCTCCGGAGAAACGGAGACGTTAAAAGATTTAGGAATCGTAATGACACAGACAGCTCTTGATCAATACGCACTGGCAAATGGATTCGGTAAAACGACCAGCGCCATGACAGAACAGGAGAAAGTAGCCTTAAGATATGCATTCGTGCAGCAACAGTTGCAAAATGCGACAGGGGACTTTTCAAGGACCTCTGATCAGTGGGCGAACCAGATCAGGATTTTATCTTTGCAATTTGATTCCCTGAAAGCTTCAATTGGACAAGGATTGATCAATTTATTCTTGCCAATCGTTAAAGTAATCAACACCGTTCTTGGAAAGCTGATGACTCTTGCAAATGCATTCAAGTCGTTTACAGCAATGATCATGGGCAAGAAGACCAGTGGAGCGTCAGCAAGTCTTGATAAGACGGCGACAAGTGCAGGAAAGGTATCTAACAGCTTAAACAATGCTACAAGTTCCGCAAATAAGCTGAATAAGTCGACAAAGAAAGTTGGAGACACAGCCAAAAAGACGGCAAAGAAAATATCTGGATTGATGGGATTTGATCAGATCAATAAATTGACTGAAACAAAAGGATCATCTGGATCAAAGAGTTCTACACCATCTTCTGGTACAGGATCCGCAGCGGGTGGAGCATCTGGTGGTACTGTAGATATGGGCTCTCTTCCCAAGGGAGAGGATGAAAAAGCCACGAAACTTGGGAAAGGCTATGATAATCTACGAAAAGCAATTGATAAGCTAAGAGTAGCTTTTAGTGCATTTAGTAAGGTTGCAATAGGTGCTTTCAAATGGATCTGGAAGAACATGCTGGTTCCACTTGGAAAATGGACAATGCAGAAACTTGCTCCAAAACTGATTGAATTATTAGCCGCAGCACTAAATGTACTGACAGCAGTATGCAAAGCATTGCAGCCATTATGGCAGTGGGCATGGGATCACTTATTCAAACCGCTTGCTAACTTTGTCGGAGATGCGATCATCGGATTCTTAGATCTTCTGGTTAAGGGATTGAACGGATTAGCAAACTGGATCAATAAACATCAGGGTGCGGTGCAAAACATAGCAATTGTGATAGCGAGTTTCTTTGGTGCATTTAAGTTAGTTTCTTTTGTGACAGCTGTAATTCCGATCATAACCAAAGTTGCAACTGCATTTGGCACATTTAGAAAAGTGGTTACATTCTTAGGTGGGCCATTAAAAGCGATCATCAGCGTATTTAAAAATCTTCCACTGATTTTCTCGCTGATAACAGGCCCTGTAGGAATTGCCGTAGCGGTGATTGGTGGACTGATCGCAGCTGGATTATTATTGTGGAAGAATTGGGATAAGATTAAAAAATCTAAGTTTGCCAAATTTTTATCGGGCATTGTAACAAATTTCAAAAATTTATTGAAATGGGTAAAGAAAAATGTTCATCCCATCAAAGCGTTCAAGAAGCTTTGGGAAGGTATTAAGAATAAAAAAGCCAAACTTGAAGCTGAGGTAAAAGAAAAGGTTAAAGGCGCACTTGCATCTTTAAAAGAAAGTTGGGAATCTGTTAAAGATAAAGCTGCATCGTTGGTAGCAGAAGCGAAAGAAAAGGCAGATGGTGCGATCGCCAATCTGAAAGAAGGATGGGAATCAATCAAAGATCGTGCGACAACTTTAGTTGCTGAAGCAAAAGAAAAAGCAAATGGTGCATTAGACAAGTTACATAGTGCTTGGGAAAATATAAAAGATAAAGGTGCCGAGTTAATAGCAGAAGCAAAAGAAAAAGCAGCTGGTGCAATCGATAAATTAAAGGGTGCTTGGGAATCTATTAAAGATAGGGGTGCGGAGCTGATTGCAGAAGCAAAAGAGAAAGCCGGCGGAGCTCTTAGCAAACTAAAGAGTGCCTGGGAGTCTGTAAAAGATAAAACAGCGACCTTTATAGGTAACGCAATAGACTCAACAAAAGGAAAAATTGCACAGATTGGTAATGCGTTTAAGTCTGTAAAAGATAAAACAGCGACATTAAAAGCTAAAGCAAAAAATAGTGCAAGTGCTGCAATAGCTAAGATTAGAAAAGGATGGAACTCATTAAAGTCAAAAACAGTTACTTTAACGGCTAGAGTTAAAACAGCTGTTGACTCTGTAAAAGGTTGGGTTAATACTCATATAATCGATAAATTGAATGGAGTTTTAAGTAAAGCGAAGATTTTTGGAAAGAACCCTATAAAACATCTTGCACAAGGTGGATATGTAAAGAAAAATACACCACAGCTAGCGATGATCGGAGACAACCGACATCAGGGCGAGGTTGTAGCTCCAGAAGACAAGATGATTGCCATGGCAAAGAAAGCAGCAGAATTATCTGGTGGCAGCAGTAAAGATGATCAAATCATCCGCCTGCTCATGGAACTGATCAATGCTGTCAAATCTATTGATACAGATGTTTACCTGGATGGGAAGAAAATAACCAAAACCGTAAATGACAACAACAACGCAGATATCAGAGCCGGCAAACGACCGATCCTGATCTAAGGAGAAATAAGATGGCAACACTGACATGTGGAAACACTGCATTGCCAGAGCCGGTTGAACTAAGCACTTCAGATGAGATCATCTGGAGTGCGAATACCGAACGATCATCATCAGGAGATATGATCGGAGAAGCAATTGCAGAGAAAAAGACATTGGATATCAAGTGGGGAGTCCTCACAGAGTCCGAAGTTAAGAAGATAAAAAATAATCTTGTGAAAGGATTCTTTCCGATCACATTTAGAGACATGGGAACAACACATACCATCACTGTATACCGAGGAACTCTTACAAAAGAACATCTGGGGTATATCGGAGATGGTATTTATTATTACAAAAGTGCAACAGTGCAGATCGTACAGAAATAGGAGTTAGATATGATATTAAAAGAGATTATTAAAAACCATGAAGGATTAGTAAAACAGTCAAGTAAAACTTATACGGCAAAATTAGGATATGCAATTTCTAAAAATATGAAAGCATTCCGAAAAGCGATCGAAGAATATGATGAAAACCGCCTTAAGATCTGTGAACGATACGCAGAAAAAGATAAGGACGATAAGCCGATCGTGAAAGAAAACCAGTATGAAATGACAGATGAAAGCAAAGAGATTGTAAATGAAGAAATCAAAGAACTGCAGGAAGTGGATACTGATATTGATATCATGAAAGTTTCATTTGCAGAACTTGAACGATGTGAAAATGCAGATCGCTATGACATCCCATCTGTTGCAGATATTGAAGACCTGATGTTTATGATCGAAGACTAAGCCGGAGGTGATGCTATATGTATCAGGCAAGTAAAAAATTTGGCGATGCAATAGCAGGGTCAAACAGAAAATTTAATACAAGGCTTCTGGAGAATGAAAAAGTATTAGTAGAATCTGTAAAGAATTTTACAATAACGTCTGGTGCGGAAGAAATAACAATCGGGAGTGCGGTGGCGAGCTATGTTCAGGCAACGATCGAGAATAAAGGAATTGCGTTGTCTGGAAAAGAAGTCAGCTTGGAGATCGGCGTGGAAGTCGATGGAGATATGGAATATATTCCGATGGGGTTATATACAATCCAGAATCCCAAGATTGAAAGCAACAAGGTTACGTTTACCGCATATGACAGATTAGCAAGCAGATGCAATGGGGCATATTATTCCAAATTAGGATATCCAGTTGATGCAGTAGATATATTGGCTGAAATCAGCACGATGACAGGCGTGGCGATTGATATATCTACATTAAAGCGAGGAATCCAGATTAACCAAAGAGCGATCATTGAGGAGGGTGATTACAACGAAGAAACTGAGGAAAGCGAAGTGATCACAACATATGTAAATCCTTTTGATGGATATACATACAAAGAAACCATCGGATTTATCGCAGGATTATTCGGCAAATTTGCTATATGTGGAAGAACTGGAATGATCGAGTTTCGATGGTATCAGGGTATTGATTACGAGATTCCAAGCAATATATTTTATAACGATCTGCAAGAAACAGAAGAAAGTTTCAGTATCAAAAGACTGACATGTGATAACTCAGATCAGACACTTTCATCTGGATCAGGAGCTACCGGCATAAGTATGCAAAATCCGGTTATGACACAGAGTATATTAGACGGTGTTTACAATACTGTCCAAGGCTTAGTATTCACGCCTGCAGCATTAAGATTTATCGGAGATATGAGACTTGATATCGGAGATATTGTTACTGCTGTAAAAAATGATAGCACGAAATTCACAATACCGATCATATCATTGATAACAAGTTATGACGGTGGATTGATGCAGACAATTGCAAGTTATGGGAATACCGCCGAGGAAGATGATTCTGACACAAAAGGTCCTATAACCGAAATGGCAGAACGAGTTGAATACGAATTAGCGTTTGTAAAAAAACTCATGGTGGATAATCTGACAGCGACAAATGCAACGATCAAGAATCTGTCTGGAGACGTTTTAAAATTCAAGAAAGGAGAATTTGAAAATCTTAAATCAGATGTAGCATCTTTTAAAGAAACAACAACAACGAATCTAAATGCTGCAAATGCTAAGATAGAGGACTTGGAAGCAAATACTGTAAAGACATCCGAACTAGAAGCAAAAGTTGGAACATTTGGATATTTGAAAGCTACCGATGCAAGTCTTACATATGCGACGATCACAAATCTAAAAGCAGAGTCTGGAAAGATTGACGATCTACAATCCGATTATGCAATATTCAAAACTGCAACAGCAAATGACTTAAAAGCCGCTAATGCAAACATTCAAAACTTGACAGCGACCAAAGCGACAATCATGGATTTAAATGCTGCAACAGCAAAGATTAGCGTACTGGAAGGGAATTACGCTAATCTGAATACACTTGTAAATGGTAACTTAACATCTGCTAATATACAGAACTTAACTTTAACGAGTAAAAATACAACTATTGAAAACGGTATGATCAAGAATGCAATGATTGAGAATCTAGCATTTGATAAGATCACAGGTATGGATATTAATACGACAAACTTGACCGTGCATAGCAGCGATGGAAAATCAAAATGGAGTGATAACACAATTCAGATTTCAGATGCAAACCGAGTTCGAGTACAGATTGGTAAAGATGCATCGAATGATTACAGCATGTCTGTCTGGGATAAGGATGGAAAGCTAATCTGGGATGCTCTTGGAGCTACAGAGAATACGATTCAAAGAAAGATTATTCGAGATAGTATTGTAGCGGATGATGCAAATATTTCTGGTTCGAAACTGGATATTAACAGTGTGATCAAAGAAGTGAATGGTTCTACGACAAAGCTGAAATCATCTACAATCGTTATGAACGATAAGAACCAGACGTTAGATGTTGTATTTAATGAAATGGAAACAACTGTAGCGGATAATCTAAGCAGTGCTAAGCTGTATGCGGATGGTAAGTTATCCGATGCACAGAAGTATGCCTTAGAACAGGCAAACAGTGCGTTGAGCAGTGCTAAGAGCTATGCTGATAGTGCTGTGGATAATATAGAGGTTGGCGGCAGGAATTTAATCTTAAATAGTGCTTTCAAGAAAAGTCGAAAAGAATGGACTGATTGGGGAAATCCTACTACTAGAGAAATTATTTCTTCTAATGGTAAAATGTGGGCACATATTGTTGGCAATAAACAAAATTATCAAGGATTTAACCAATGGACTCCAGCGGGAAGTATTAAAGAGGGAGATCATATCACTTTTAGTGCGAGAATTAAAGGCAGTGCAGCGAATCAGAAATTTAGTGTTGGGATTCATTGGCTGAATAGTAGCAATATAATAATTAATCAAGACTGGCATGTTTTTACAGTTGACACAACTGAAAACATTTATACGTGGACTGTTGATGCAAAAGGAAGTGGTTGCGATAAATTAAACTTAATGGTCGGAGTGTCTGATACTTCTGCTGCTTACAATGTTTATTTTACTGAAATTATGGTTGTAAAAGGTAACAAATCATCAGATTGGACACCTGCCCCTGAAGATACACAATCTCAGATCGACAATATCACAGAGATCACAACATCCCACACAACAAGCATCAGTATGATGCAGGGACAGATATCTTCTCTGATCAGCGAAGATACAACATTCAAAGGAAACTATGATGCTTTGTTAAGTCGATATAACACTACTGTAGCTACCGTGGACAGTATGAAAACTACGATCGGCGAACACACAACAATTCTAAACAATCAAAATGACTCGATCGCAGCTGTCACAACGAAAGCTAATACGATTGAATCCAATTTAGCAGGAACCACTCAGACAGTATCGGAAGTGAAATCCAATTTAGCAGGAACACAGGAAAGAGTTACGAAAGTCGAAACAAGTCTGACAGGTTTAACTACAAGGGTGTCTAGTACAGAAACGAATCTTGCTAATTTAGAAATTGGCGGAAGAAATTTAGTATTACGTAGTAAGGATTTCACATCGGGTGATGATTACTGGTATATAAATGGTAATTACAGAAAAAGTATCGATGATGATGGGTTTACGGTTGTATCAATAAGCAGGAGCGGGGCTGGTTTAGAGTGGAATAGAATTATCCCACATGCTTTTATACCAGTTGAAGAAATGCATAGAGGAATTATTGTATCGTTTGATTTCATGTGCGACAAGGTTTCTGAATTAGATCGTGGGTGTATTTGTGCATTGCAAACGTATAATAGCGGAGGTGGTTGCATTGGTTGGTACGAATCTCAAGATATATTATCCGGGACACAATGTAAATTAAGTGCACCTTTATCTGATGGGAAATGGATCAGGGTACAAGTTCCTTTTTCAGAGGGAGATCTTAAAAAAACTTATGGTAGTAGTAACGCTGTAGCATATACGAGTGTTTCATTACAACTAGTTAGTAATGGTTCAATACATTTTAAAAAAGTAAAAATTGAATATGGTAGCAAAGCAACCGATTACACTGAAGCACCAGAAGATGTAGATCAGCAAATTACAGCTGTAGAAACAATAGCTAGTCAAACTGCTGATAAATTCAATTGGTTGGTTAAATCTGGTACAAATTCAACTGATTTTGAGTTAACTGATCGGACCGCTACGTTGGTAGCATCTGCTATTAATATGAATGGGTTAGTTACGTTTAGTGGGTTAAATACAGATTTACAGAATACTATAAATAATAAAACGAATGTTTCATATTTAAAGTTTAGTAGCGGTGGAAACAAACAAGGATTTTTTAAAATAGCAACACTACAAGTAAAACAAAATTATGCCAATCAAAATATTATTTTTGGCGTTAACCATAGGGAACATGGTTACACTGAATGTAGAATCAAATTTAGTAACTCAGGAAACACAGACCCTGGAATGGGGAGTTTTAAACAAACAGGAACTCCTACAAGAGCATGGCGAATCATTAAAACCGCAACCAGTACATGGGATTTATATTTAGCCAAAACAGACTCTTGGGATGGTGGTCGTGTTATTAAATTTGATAATCCATACGGAGACGGGGTATTAGTAACTTGGTCTGGAGCAAGTGCAGATCTACCAGATGGTGCAATAATTGCTGAACAAATGATTACAGATCAAACAACTATTGATGGTGGAATCATTACAACTGGATATCTTAGTGCTGATAGAATCGCAGGTGGTTCCATTACAGCAGATAAAATCGCAACAGATGCTATTAAATCAAGAGGTTATGTAGCTAATTCGACAGGATCATTCTTAAATCTTAAGGATGGTAGTTTTGATAGTAAGTATTTGAAGTGGGATGCTAGTGGAAAAATCACAGCAAAAGGTGGAACTATTGGTAAATACAAAATTACTGACCAATGGCTCGTTACCGGTTCTGGTTCTACGTGTACTGGTATCGGTGGAAATCAAGCATTTTGGGCAGGTGCAGATAGTAGTGATTCAGCTCCGTTTAGGGTTGGATATGATGGTAAATTTGTATCTTCTAATGCTGATATTAGTGGAAAAATCAGTGCTACGAGTGGAAAGATTGGTCGATACGATATTACAAACACATATTTGAAAACGGGAAGCGGTTCTACATGTAGCGGTATTGGATCTGATGACTGTGCGTTTTGGGCTGGTGGAACAAATTCTCAAGATTCTAATTTTGTTGTTTCATATAATGGTTCTGTACTTGTAAATAATTTAACGTGTAATGATAGAAATAGTAACGACGCACTAATTATAACAGGTGGTGCACTTTCCATTCATTCAGTCAATAATTCCACTTATTTATCATCCACTGGATTTGAATTTGAATGGGGCGGAGATTACCGCATACTATCGGTAGGCGATGGCGTCAAATGCTATCGAAATTTATATGCAACAGATTTTATTGCGGATGGTTGGCTATATGCAAGCGAAGTACATACATCAGGTGCTGTAGTTATTGCTTCAGATAGTGAATCGTTTTATTGGGCGCATGGATATCAAATAGCGCGTGGAACATCGTGGGGTGGTGTTTGTGTAGGAGATGATAGTCAACAATTACGACTCTATGGTTCGTCTATCTGGGCAGCACATGGAATTTCGACATCAGATGAAAATCTTAAAGAAAACTTCACAACACTTGATCAATACGAAGATTTCTATATGAATTTGAACCCTATAGGATTCAATTACATCGGAGATTACGATGGTAAGAAAACTCATTTTGGATTTGGAGCACATAAAACAGAGGATATTTTAGAATCCGAAGGATATGATTCTGATAAATTTGCCGTAGTAACACATAGACCTCTCGTGCAGGAAGATATTGAAAAGCGTTTTGGTAAGGATATTGACGTTGATATTGAAACAGAATACGGTGTTTCCTATACAGAATTTATCGCATTAAATACTCACATGATCCAAAAAACAAGAAAAGATCTACTATACCAAGCCGGCAAAATTGATATACATGAAGCGATCATCAATGATCTACAATTCAAAATAGCAAAAATGGAAAAGAAAATAGAACAATTAACTAAGGCATTAGCTTAACCGCTAGTGTCTTTTATTTATAAGAAAGGAGCATAACTATGCTAGAAACAAGAAAAAGTACAACACTTACAGGAACAATCACAGTAAAGGATGGGGATGTAGATAAACAGGTGGTTTATTTGTCTGCAAACGTAACAAGTGATGGAGCTGGTAACGATAATGTAAACCAGACAATTCAGGATCGGAATCTTTATAAAGCAAATAAAGTGCAGATCAGAAAAGATATTGCAGAGTTCACAAATAAGTTTTATGAGATTCAGGATGCAGAAGCGGGAGAATAA